CACAGGCTGATCAACACGGTACTGGCGCCTTGCGGGCTGGCGCCCGCGGTGTCCAATTCGACCGTCGCGTTGCGCGCGATGCTGACATCCAGCCCGCCGTCATCCGCCACGAGCAGCGCCGTCGGATCGAGCGCGATGAGGCGTGAGCCGACGCCCGTGGATGTGAGCACCGGCACGCCGAAGAGCGTCCCGCCATCGGGCCCGAGCGTGTCGGTCGTGGCGGCCACGGCGACGGCCACGGCGACGGCCGGCGACATCAGCAACACCAGTGTCTCTGTATTCGGATTCGCGGCCGTGAACGTCGCGAGGAGCAGCTTGATGTCTGTGAGCGCATTCGCCGCCGACGTGCCCGCCGACGCGATCGACGGTGCCCCGTTGGTAATGGAGGCCGGCGACACGTTGGCGACCGCGGCCACGGTGTGATCGCAGAGTTGCTGATCGAGGTAGTAGGTGATGCCCCGGATCAACTCATTCCGCAAAAACGCGGCGGACGCCGGCGACGTCACTTTCATCAGTTCCGCCGTCACGACGTGAATGCCGCCGGCCGCGAGAATCGGCAAGGTCGCGCTCGACAACGCGAGTTGGCCGGCCGGCGTCGCGTGCCCCTGCCCGCGCCAGCGATAGGTCCCGCCGCCCGTCTGCACCGGAATGCTCACATTGAACGGCGCCCGCACCGCCGCGGTGAGCTTGCCCAGCAACGACTGCGGCCGCGCAAGGTCGACGATCGCCTGCTCGAGGGGCTGCAAGGGGCTCAAGGGCGCCGCGAACGCCGGTTCGACCGTGGTGCCCGGATTCACGGCGGCCTTCGAGGCAAACTGGCTCGAACCGTATTGCAGTTGCCACGCCGCCCCCTTCTCGATGAGATCGAGATCGAGACTCCGGGGCCAGGCGAGTTTGAACAGCATCGCCGCGCCGGACGGCGAATCGTTGCTCTGGTACAGGCAGGACAGCCACTTGACGTAGCTGTCCGCCCGACCGAGTGTGAGCAGGTCAGCCGTTCGTGCGGAAAAGCGGTCCCGGTCAAGTGCGGTGATCGTGTCCATAGGGCTCATTAGGCGCGCTCGCCTGAGGGAACGCCAGACGGTCCCGGTATTTCGGGGGCCACATGTACCGACCAGATGACGCCGTCGTGATCCTGGCCGACCCGTCGCAGCACGAGTCCGGCGAGCAGCCGGTTCGCCAGGCGACGGAGAAACCGGCCGATTCGTTTCGGACTGTCGAGGCCGCGCAGGACGTCGGCGAGCTCGCGATCGACGTGTGTGCGTCTCAGAAGGTCGCGGGCGTTGAACGCGGCGCCGTGCGCGGCTCGGTCAATGACGAGCAGTGCGGCCCGGTAGTCGCGGCGGCCATCCTGAGCCTCGAGCACCGCGACCCGCGCCTGTAAGGCGTTGATGGCGGCCCACAGGTCCGCGTCACGGTCTGGCGCCGGCTGTGGTCGCGAGCCTCTCATGGGCGCCGCCCGATCGGATGCCAGCCGTCCCGCGGCGCGCTGAGGATGAGCATCTGAAACTTCGGTTCCGGTTTCGGCTGGAACCGCGTGACGCCGTCGAGCGCCATCACGAGCGCGACCACGCCGTCGATCTTCGATCGCGAGCGCGCCTTGTCGGGTTTCATGTTGCCGGCCGGATCGACTTTGACGACGAGGTTACTCGCCATCCAGCGCAGGATCGGGTGTGCGCCGTGGTGGATCTGCTTCGCGGTCAGCCTGCGAAAGAACTCGACCATCGGCACCGCGAAAGCCATGTGGCCCTGGCCCATCGCGACCACCGGCAGCCCTTCCTCGAGCAGTTCGCTCGCGAGCTGCTGCCCCTGAAACAAGCGATCGATGGCGAACGAGCGCACGTCGAACGCCCGAGCATCCTGCAGCACGGCCGCGCGCACGAAGTGATAGTCGGCCGAGTCGCCCGGCGTGACCGTGAGCAGGCCGGCCGTCGCCCAGGGCTGATAGAGGTCCGCATTGTCGCGTCCGCGCGCGAGTGCCGCCTCGGGGACGAAGAACCGGGCCACGACGTCGAGCGCCTGCGGATCGTGCGGACACGGGAACAGATAGACGAGCGCGGTGAGATCCGACACGGCCGCCAGGTCGAGCGCGCCGTAGGCGACGCTGCCGCGGTAGGTGGCTTCGTCGATCGCGTGCGCGTGGTTCGCATCCCACCGCGTCAGATCGATCGCCGGGTTGTCGGAGGACGTCCACTGATTGAGATAGAGCTGCCGAAACACCGCCTGCCGCGCCGGCAGCGCCTCGGCCTGCCGGCACTCGGTCTGCAGATACTCGAGCGAGAGAAACGCGTCCGGCCCGCTGAGCGCCGGATTCGCCTGCCGCCAGACGGCCGGGTCGCGCCAGTCGGCCTCCGGAGGCGCGCCGTAGAACACGCTGAGGAACGACGGATCGTCCCGAATGCCCGCGCGCACGGCGGCCGCGTACTCGTGCAGCTCGTAACAGAGCGAATCGCGATCCCAGCCGGCGGTCGTGATCAGCACGCTCAGCGGATTGCGCCGCGTCCCCATCGCCGTCGTCGCGCCCGCGAAGAACTCGCGCTGTTTCGGCGTGCGGAAGGTGTGCAGTTCGTCGAGGATGAGCGCCGACGGATTGCGCCCGTGGATCCCTTTTTCATCGGCTGAGAGCACGCGCAGCACCGAGCCCGTCTCCGCGTATTCGATGCTGTCGCGGTAGACGATCGGTTTGAAGGCGTCCTGAATCTCGGGCGACGCCTCCACCATCCGCTTGCACTCGCCGTACACGACGCGCGCCTGGTCCACGTCGGACGCCAGACACAGCACCTCGGCGCCCGGCTCGTCGTCGAGAAACAGCATCACGAGCGCGATCCCGGCCGCGAGCTGGCTCTTGCCGTTCTTCCGACCAATCTCGATGAACGCGGTCCGATACTGCCGGCGGCCGTCCGGCAGCACCGTGCCGAAGATGGGCGCGATGATGTCGCGCCGCTGCCAGGCCGTCAGCCGGAAGGGTTGCCCGCGATGCACGCCCTTCGTATGCCGGAGCGCGCCCGCGAAGAACGCCGCGACGTCGTCAGCTCGCGTGCGGCCGGCCGATGAGCGCGAGGATCCGCGCCCGGCCGGTTTGCGTCGTGTCGTCACTCGGTGCCACTCCCGTGTCGCTGTCGGCCGTGCTCGGCGTCAGCTGCAACTCGTGTAGCCAGCGGCGCGCCGCGTCCATCCGGTTGATTCCCGCCTCACCCTGGCAGGACTCGAGCAGCCGGCACACCAGCACGAGCGCGTGCCGATACACTCGGCGCGACTGTCCCGTCTGCTTCCAGTGTTGGACGGCGTCCAGCCAGAGGTCGCGCCCGGGTCCCGTCAACTCGGCGGGCGGGTCGCCCAGGTCCCCCACCGCGACAACACGCCGCCGCCGCTCAGCCGCCGTGCCCGTCTTCGGTCCTCGCTTCAACGTCATTCCTCCTCAGCCGTAATTTGTGTCCGTGACTGCTAGGCGGTTTCCGGGCCTCGTGTTCGAGAACTTCCGTTCTACCCCCAAGGTGTTGATACCATTAGAGTTACACCGCTCCACCTCGCAGCAGGCTGCCGAGTGCTGCGCGTGCGGCTCGAACCTGCTCCCGGCGCTCGTCTCTGGCTCGTTGGCGTCGGCTCACTGTGCGCACTGTGCCCGGCATGGTGAGCGCAGTCGGCGTCCGGTCCGATTCCCTCGCGGCCAGGTCCACTATGCCCACTGTGCCCACTGCGCCTATAGAGACGACGTGGGCACGTCGTCTCGTCTCTAGGCGCGTAGGCTGGGCCGCGGGCGTAGGCGCGTCACTGCGCCCCACTATGCCCGGCATGGGATTAGGCATAGTCGGCCACTCCGTCGAGTTGTTGATAGAGCGTGGTCTTTTGGCCGCGCCGAACAGCTTGCACGATGCCAATACTCGGTCGTCCGCGCAGCGCATCCACAATGCGGCGCCGGTGTGCCCCGTTGAGCTGTCTGCCCTCGGGTACCATGCCGATCAGCTGGGCGATCTCGCTGGCGCTTCGCGGTGTGCCATTGACGGCGTCGGTTTCGCAGATCAGCCGCCACGTCGTGTCGCGCGCGGCGTCCTTTCCGGCATCATCGATGACGGTGTAGCTGCTGGTGCTCGCGTCGAAGTCCATCAGCAGCGAGAACGACACAAAGCGCCCTTTGCCGCTCAAGCGTCGCTGCGTGCCGAAGGCCCCGTTGCCATAGCGCAGGCTGAGCGTGAAGTCCGCCGCGCCGGCCGCGCCCGAGGCGCCGCGCATCGCGCGCGACGGGTCTGCGTCGTCCTCCTGGGATTCCCCTTTGCCGCTATGCGCGTCGATGAGCCAGGGCACACCAGAC